TGGTGTTAGGGCGGGAGTCTTCCGATCCAAAAAAGGAACAGGCGGAGAAGGCGGCTCGAAAAAAAGGGGCGCTGCAATCGGGAGGGAAAGCTGGGCGGGGGCGCACCCGCCGCGAAAAGCGGCGGGCGCTCGTGCTGGTCTTGCTGCTCGTGCTGGCAGTGGCGATCATTCTGCGGTGAATGAGCGCCGGAGCGACACGGAAATCAGCCGAAGCCAGCGCGCGAGAGTGGCCACAGCGCAAACTCTGACCCGTGCACAAAAGGCCATGAAGCCAGTCGGAATCAGCCGGATTGGCCCGTAGATTGGCTTGACTCTCTGCCTGCGGGCGTGAAGTCCAAAGGCGGCGAGCTGCTGCTCAGCCCTGAACTAATCGCGAAAGCGCGGCGGCTCAATCTGCGCAACATCGTCGCGAAGATCGCGCAGAAAAAAACTCTGACCGCGCGCGAGATCAAACTTCTCGAAGCCTCGAACGAAGAAAACAGCAGCGGCCGCTTCGCCAAAACCTGGCACGCGCTCGCCGACAAGATCGGCCGGTCGCGCCGGTGCATTCAGAAATGGCGCGAGAAATTTGCAAACGCAAAAGACTTGCCGAAGCCGCGCGCGGACGGCCGGCATGACGTCAACGCCTGGCTGCGCTTCATGGAAGCGCACGATCTCGAGGACGAGCCTGACGACGAAACAGACGAAGAAACAAAGGCGCATTGGGACAGGCTGCGCGCGCGCGTCGACTACGAGCGCGCCGTTTACAACTTCGATCTTGAACAAAAGAAGCACGTCTCGATCGACGAGATCTCCGCGGCCGTTGGTCAGATGCTCGCCGGCTTCCGGACCGCGCTCAACATGCTTCCTGGATCGGCCGCGCGATGGCTCATTGGTCTGCGCGATTTCCACGCGATCAAAACGAAACTGCAAAGCGAAGTCGACGGCGTTCTGCAGGCGCTCGGTCGCTGCCAGTACCTCGAGAACGTCACGCCGGCGGTTGTCGATCGACTGTTTGCCGATCGCACCCCGGAGTTTCGTGGCGAGCTGACGAAATGCGTGGACGGTATTTATCGCGAGCTCGGCCGACTCGCGCTGCAGGATTTGCTGCAAAGCGAATTACCTAACGACGACGCCGCAACTCGTCCCGAAACAGTACAACCTCAAGAGCCGCCGACAGGACGAGCTCAGCCTCTAACCGCCGCTCCATCTCCTGCTGAATCAGAGACGCAGCGATCTCCTGAAAGCCTGCCGGAAAGTAAATCTCGTACTTCCTCCCAAGGTAAGGACTCCAAAAGTCGTCGGCGGCCACGCGCGCAGACTCAGCCATGACGCGCGGCGCCGCAATCATCGCCGGTCTGATTCGCGCGGTCATGAAGCCGCGGCCGCTGCAACGGCTCTGCGAATGGATCGACGCGCATGTCGAGATCCCGGTCATCGCCGGCGCCGTCAACCCCGGTCCGTTAAAAACGGACCGGTTCCCGATCTATCGCGGTCTTTGGGATTTGTACTGGCGCGCGCACGTCCGCGTTTTCACTCTTTGTAAAAGCGCGCGCGTTGGCGGCACGCTCTTCGCGATCTGCTGCGTTCTGCACAAGATCGACATTTGGCCGCAGGCGATTTTGTGGGTTGATCCGACGCGCAAGACAGCGCGCGATTTCTCGCGATCGGAGCTGCAGCCGTTCGTGCTCGCCTGCAAACCCGTCGCCGACCAGGCAATCATCAGTCCGAAAACGTGGACAACTCTGATGATGCACTTCAAAGGGTGCATCCTGCGTCTCGCCGGCTCCGGCAGCGCCTCCGACCTCGGCGGCTTCCAGGCCGAAATGGTCGTGCTCAACGAGCGCGACAAGCTCAAAGACAAATTCGATCGCGAATCGTCGAGCGCCGATCTCGCCAAGGTCCGCTCGAAGCAGTTTCATCAGACCCGGAAGATCCTCGAAAACTCAACGCCGACCGTCGATACGGCGGACACCTGGGTTGAGTTTCTCAAAGGCAGCCAGCACTACTGCTACGTTCCGTGCCCGCATTGCAACAAGCGCCAGCGGCTCACCTTTTTCTCCGAGGAAAAGGACGTGCCGTTCGACGTCGACGGCAATCCACTGCCCGCCGGCGAGACGCGACTCGAGAGAACCGGCCGCGTCAGGTTCGAGCAATTCGCGATTTGGACCGAGCGCAAAAGCACGAGCGGCGACATCGAGAAAATAAAATCCGGATACGATCTCTCTGCCGTCGAAGTCGGCGCGACTTACGAGTGCGCGCATTGCGGAAAAGACATCGAGCATACCGAACTGAACTGGATGTTGTCGCAGGCCGCGACTGCAGAGGATTGGTGGGCCCACAATTCGAAGGCGCCTGCGGATCACATCTCCGCGCACATCAGCGCGCTTTATTCACCGTTCGAGACTTGGGGACAGCTCGCGAAAAAATTTCTGCAGGCGCGCGGCTCGGTAAAGAAGCTGCACGATTTCTACAATTCCGATCTCGGTCTGCCGTTCATCCGCTACGCCACGACGATCAAGGAAACCGACATCGAGCGCGCGGTGAAACGTTGTCCGCGGCCGTATGTGCTGCGCGAGCTGCCATTCGAGCCCGAGCTGCTTACGATGACGGTCGACGTTCAGGGCTTCGGTTTTTGGTGGGGCATTCGGGCCTGGGGCATCCTGTGGGATCATCCGGACCGGCCGATCTGGAGCGCGCTGATCGATTACGGGCCCGCGGTGTCGTGGGATCAGATCGAGGAGTTCGCCGGCATTAAACCCGACCGGGACGGCGAGATCAACCGTTACCGTTTCAAAGTCGCCTCCGGCGAAGTGAAGGAGTATCAGGTCACCGCCGGCTTAATCGATTCCGGATTCGAAGCGCAACAGAACAAAAAAGTTTATGAGTTCTGTCTGAAAAACTCCCATGTGTTCAGTCCGTCGAAAGGCGGCACACGGGCGCAACTGCGCGGCAAGATCGTAACGACGGCGCCGGTAATGGACGATCAGATCGAATTGGTCTGGTACTTCGACGATTGGTTCAAGCAGCAGCTCTATTATCACAACATCAAAGAGGAAAAAGCGCTGTGGTGGCTGCCGGTGAACCTCGACAAAGATTACTTCGCGCAGCTCACCGCCGAGTTTACGCGCGAAGAAAACGGTAAACTCGTTTGGGACGTCGAAGGCGAGCAGGGCAATCACCTCGGCGACATGGAAAAAGAGCAGGAAGTCCTGCGCGAAGACATCACGAAACGTCTCATTGAGTTGACCGAGGAACGCGAAGCCGAAGAGGAAGCAGACGCGTCCCCGGAAGGGAAGGCGTACCGTCTTATGGCACCTCCCGAGGAAACTGAGCAGGGCCGGTGATCTTATTCGAGCCGACCCGCCCATGTCGACAGACGTCGATGCCAAAGAGTCAATCCTGCCACTCTTTGACACTCGCCCGGCGATGGGATGGACGTCGCCGAATATACCCAAGCGCTCATCAGTTACGCCGAGCAGATTGACGACATCGAGCCGCTGAAAGACGAGCGCGATGCGCTCTTCGACAAACTCGCAAACGGTGGCGCCGCGGACAAAGAGCTGGTCGATTCCTCGATTAACGGCAAGCAGTTCACCTGGCAGGTACCGGGCCTGACGCGCGCGCAGAAGTTCAAGGCGTTCGTCGACGCGATCAAAACCTACGAGAACAATCCGGGCGATTCTCCGATCACCTTTATCGACTTTTCCGGCTGCGGCTACGTGCCGTGTCCGCCTCCGTGCCAATGAACTGGTGGCCATTTGCATGGGTAGGTTGGGGCAGTGACGCTTTCGCCGACACCGTCGACGGATCGCTCGATCGCGCGAACCAGCGCTTTCTCATTCCGCCCGATTCGCGGCATTACATTACGCAGCGCACGCGCAAATCTCTGAACGAGGGCGCGGAGTGGGTCTGGCAAAAATTCGGCGTCGTCAAAGAAGGAATCTCCGGCATCGCGAGGCATACGATCGGCAAGGGCGTCAGTTTGCAAATCGACAGCGAGGATGATCCAAAACAGATCGACCTAGCCGAGCGCGATTTCGAAACTTACTTCCTTACTCCGGAGCGCTGCGACCTGGCCGGCCGCCGCAACGGTTACGAAGCGCAGACCACCGCGATCGAGCAACGCCTGGTGCGCGGGGAATTCTTTGCCGCGCTCACCGAAAGTAAGGAATGGGGTGCGAAGGTCGACGGAAACTGGATCGGCGAGCCGTGCTTCCAACTTTACGACAGCGAAGAGATCGGTTCTCCGCTTCCCATAGTCATTCCGGCCGACAAGCTCGTGATCGACGGCATCGAGCTCAATAAAAACACGCGCGCGACCGGCTACTACGTCCGCACTTTCGAGGGCTCATACGAACGCATCGACCGCGCGCGCATGATTCACTGGTACAAGCCGCACGCGGTTAATCAGACGCGCGGCATCACCGAGTTCGCCCAGGGCATCAATCCGCTCGTCGACATTCACGAGCTCAAGAAGCTGGCCACGCGCAGCGCGAAAGCGCATCAGATTCTCGCGCTTGCTTTGCGCGGCGTGAAGAAAACTCGCAAGCGCGGCGCGATCGGCGCGATCCAAAACACGGGCGTCAAAGACGACGGCACACCGGACCCGAACTCTGCGCAGATGGAGAAGATGCTCGGCGCCGCCGGCGGCGGCATCATTTACTTCGATGATCCCAACGGCGAAGCGAAGCTGATCACCGCGACGTCGCCATCGCCCCTGGTTGAGCCGTTCATCAGCGATTTGCTTTTCCGCGACGTGTTCGCCGGCGCGGGCGTTCCGAGTGAATTCTTCTGGAACCCGAGCAAGCTCAACGGCAACACGCAGCGCTTCATTCTCGCGCGCGCCGATCTGTTTTTCCAAATCCTGGGCGAGCGCCTGATCGACCGCTTCTGCACTCCGATCGCCTTCCGCTATCTCAGTCATCGCATTCAGGTCGGCAAGCTGCCGGCGTTCAAAGATCCGAATTGGGCGCTGAAAATGTCGTGGCAGATGCCGCCGCGCGTCACGATCGATAACGGCAGGGAGAACCAAATCCTGATCGAGCTGCTCGCTAACGGTCTCATCACCATGCGCGAGTACTGCAACGCGCGTGGCTTTAACTACAAGGCGACGATGCGGCAGTGGATCCGCGAACCGATCGAATTCATCAAGATCGCGCAGTCCGAAGGTGCGCCGCCGGAATATCTGCAGCGATTAAAAGACAATTTGCCGCTCTGGCGCGCGCCGAAGCCCGGCACTGTGAATGCGCCAGGTGCTGATCCGGCCGAGACCGACAACAAGATTCAGAACGCGATCGACGACAACGAGGAGGAGAAAGCGGCCGCCTAAGTCATGGACATCATAATCGTCGGCAGCGAAGCGCAGATGAAACAGTTGCGCGAACAACAGGAGCGAATCGAATTGGAGCAACTCCGCGCCGCCTTGCGCCTGAGCTCGCTCGGCGATGCGCAGGAACGTTTCCAAAACGCGCAGCTCACTTGCGAGACTCTTCTCCGGGTAGCCGAAGAAGCCTACACGCAGCTTCAGCCGGACGAGTACGACGACTTCGAAACCGCGTTGGATAAATCGCGCAAGCTCGACAGGATCGAGCGCGAACATTCCCTCGCGATCGACGCTTGGAAACGCCAGCGCGCGCGGCTGCAGTGGGAAACGCGCCAGGCCGAGAAAGCCGCCGGCCTATGACACGCCGGCAATACCGACAATGAGATACGAGAGGCTTTTCACAAAACTATTCTGCCGGCCGGTCATGCTCGAGACGGCTACGCGCATCGGTTTCGAAAATGCGCTGCTCGCCGTCATGTCCGGCCAGCCGGTCCAGCCAATTGTCGGCCCCGGCGGTGCCGAGATCGCCTCACCCGCGCGCATGGGGAAACTGCAACCGAAAGATAAAGCGAGACGCCTCGACAATATTACCGAGCGCCTTTCACTCGATACCGCTCTCATTCACGTCGACGGCGTCATCGACAAGCACATCACGCAATTCGAGATGGACTGCTTCGGCGGTTACGATCTGCGCGATTTTGATTCGGCTCTCGTCGCGGCCGCGCGGGATCCGGACCTTCGCAACGTGCTCCTCGTGATGAATTCTCCTGGGGGCAGCGTGACTGGCGTTCCGGAGTCTGCTCAGCGCGTCGCCGATCTGGCGAAATCGAAAAACGTTTTTGCATTTGCCGATGGGCTGTGTTGTTCCGCGGCCTACTACATTGCCAGTCAAGCCGACCAGGTTTTCGGCACTCCGAGCTCGGACGTCGGCTCGATCGGCGTCTACATGGCGCTGGTCGATGCCACGCGCCGGCTCGAGGATCTCGGACTTAAGGTGAACGAGATCAAGGACGGTGAATACAAAACGATGGGTGCGCCGTGGAAAGAGCTTACCGAAAAAGAGCGCGCCATGTTTCAGGCCGAGGTTTCGAAAATCGGAACCATGTTCCGCGATGCCGTGAATTCGAAACGTCCCGACGTGACGAACGAAACGATGCAGGGACAATCTTTCTTCGGTGACAACGCTCTCGAAGCCGGCCTGGTCGACGCGATCATGCCGGATTTGTCGGCGGTGCTTGCTGAATTCTAAAAACGCTCGCAGTTGACATGCTCGCGCGAGCGTGACCCAAAAAGAAGAGCTCGCGCAAGCAAACGCGAAGATCGAAGAGCTGACCGGCCAACTCGCCGCAGCCAACACGAAGCTCTCCGAGGCCAACACAAAAATTTCCACGCTCGAGGCTGCCGCGCAGACTCATGCCGGCGCGATCGCCGAAAAGGACAGCAAGATCGCCGAGCTGAACACCGCGGCCGAGTCGCACGCAACTTCGATCGCGCAGAAGGACACGCAAATTTCCGAGCTCACCGCCCGCGCCGAAAAGGCGGAGGCCAAGGTAACCGAGCTCGAAGCGAACAAGACGAGTGTCGAAGCGGCCGCGGACGGAAAGTCGCGCGAGATCGCAGCCCGCATGGGCGCGGATTTGCCGGGCAAGCAGGCCGGCGCCGGTGATTTCACAACCGACGACGCACGCGTCGCCGCCGGCACACCGCTCGAACGCCTCGCGTCAGTTTTCGAACCGAAGACCGAACAGCACTAATTTATGACCGGAAAATACACTCTCCTCGACATCGCTGCCCGCAGCGGCGTCGGCGTTCAATCTCTCATCGAGGGCGTGCTCACCTACGCGCCCGAATTTCAGGTGGTTCCCGCTTATCCAAAGTCGGGGATCACTTACAGCACGCTCACTCGCACCGAGCTCCCGGCCGGTGACTTCCGCAAAGTCGGCGGCGGCACTCCGCTGCAAAAGAGCGCGTGGAAACGGGAGACCGGCAGCATGGCGCTTTTCGAAGCGCAGATGCAGATCGGCGAGGACATCGTGATCGCGGCCAAAGCCGAGAACGCCGATCTCAAGACCGGCGACATTCTCGCGGACGAAGGCAGCGCGACTCTGCGCGGCAGCATCATCAAGCTCTGCCAGCAATTCTGGTACGGCACGAACATTTCCGCTGACGGCTTCAAAGGCCTCAGCACTCAGGTCGACACGACCAAGAACCAAATCAGCGCCGGCGGCGCGGACAACGCCGACAGTTCGAGCGTCTACCTGGTCATCCTCTCCGATGGCCCGGTGAATCCGGAGGGCGTGAATTTCCTCATCGGCAACGGCGGCCGCATGTCGCTGATGGATCAATGGATCAAGCAGCAGGTCAAAGTCTCGGACAATCCCGAGAAGTTCGCGATGGCCTTCTGCAACAATTTCCTCAGCTATCTCGGCCTGGTCTTGAACCGGCCGGAAGCTATCTACCGCGTAAAGGGCGTGACTTCCGCGAATCCGTTCACGGATTCTGTCGCAGCCGATTTGCTCGGCACCAAAGTTCCGCTCGCGCTGCAGGCCGACAAGTCGAAGATGCGCTGGTTCATGAACGGACCGACGCGCAGCTACCTGCAAAAGTCGCGCGCGACGGTGAACGTTTCCAACAAAGTCGGCGGCGGCGGCGTGTTCGCCGACGTCCCGACGAGCTGCCAGGACATCCTGATCCAGCCGACCGATTCGCTGCGCACGACCGACCGCGCCGGACTGTATAACTAACCGAAAGGGCTGGACGGACTAAAATTTCCATAACGAAGTAAACCCGAGGAAAAAATTATGGTGAACCAACGAACACTTCGTGACCTCAACCTGAGTGTCACGAAAGCATTGCCGGCCGCGGGGGCCTCGAACTCGAGCTCCGCGATCGACACGGCCAACGTCAATCCTGGCCGCGTTCCCGAGGTCGAAGGATTGATCGAGTTGCCGGCGACGCCTTCACTGGTCGACGCGAAGACTGTCACGGTCACGCTCGAGCACAGCGACGACAATTCCAGTTGGTCGACGTGCACCGATGTGCCCGCGCAGGTCGCAACCGGCGCCGGCGGCGCTGGCGGCAGCGCGATCGCTTACCAGTTCAAGCTTCCGATCGGGCTGAAACGGTACATCCGTCTCGGCCAAGCGGTGCTCGCAGCCGGCGGCGACAACACGGCGGTCTCCGGAACTCTGAGCCTGGTGTTCTAAACCCGAAATTTGCTTCCCGAAACGCGCTCTGCGGAGTCGATCCCGCGAGCGCGTTTTGTGCTTTGTTAGCCGGTCGTGAAAGTTATCGTCACGCGCGAAGTGGAGATGAACGGCAAGACGATAAAGCAAACTGCGGGCGCCGAATTCCCGAATCCTGGATTGAGCGGCATTCTGGATCCGAACCGGCCGACTATTGAGAATCTTGCCCGTGACCGTGCACGAGCGTTATTTCAGGCTTTAACCGACGAGGTGCCGAAGTGACGCCCACGGAAACGAAGAAACTGTCTGAGCCGGAGATCCGCGCGCTGGTCGACGAAGGCGGCAAGCTTGCGAAAGAAGTTGCGTCGCTCGAGAGAAAGAAGTCGCGGCTCGACGCGATCAAAGTAGCGCTGCGCGAGCTGGCGCGGGGGAAGGACGTGACCTTCGCCGGCGACACCTACACGGCGGTTGTCGAAACAAAGCCCGACACGATCTGCCGCGTCGTTGCGGAAGAAGATGTTTCCTGGGTGGTAAAAACCGCGGGCAGTCTGCTGACGGCACTCTTCTCGCTCCACCCCACGAAGGGAAATGAGAAAAGCTTCGAACTCAACGCGCGCCGGCGGCTGCCGAAGCGTTACGCCGAATCGCTCATCGAACGGCTCACTGTTCCGGCGACGTCCTGGGTGCGTTTCAACTAAGCGCCGCACGTTCTACCGCGCGGAACAATTCGTTTTTAGCTTCGCTCGCGCGCCGGGTGCTCAGTAACTCGCGGAATGTCCCGCGAGCTTCACCTTGTCCCACGTTGCGAAAATTGCGGCAGCAGCACGCTCTGCGAGAAATGCCTCGGCCATAGCGAGCCTGGTCTGATGGTCGTGTTGCGCGAAAGCGCTGCGCGCAAGCTCGTCGCGGCGGCGGAGAGCGGCCACGCACATCAGGTTATCGACATACTTAAACAGCAAGCGTGGTGGGATGACATTTGCGCCGGCGTCCGAGGACTGCGGCATCTGCGCCCGGTGGGCTACGTCGAGGAATTTGGCCAGGCATTCGGATGACGCTGCAGACGCTTGTCGATCTTCAAGACCGTTACATTTCACTCTTGATCGCCGAGCAAAGTGAAATGATCGAGGAAGGTTTCGCTTTCGGTTGGGTGAGTACGCGCAGCAGTGAGATCGCGCAGGTCCGCAGCCAGATCGCGGATGTGCGCAAAGCGCTTGGCTCCGCCACGACTCAGCACGGCCGCGCAAAGAAGCGCCGCACGCTGACACACAGGGCTGATAACAATGGATGCGCAGACCCAGGCCGAGATCCGCGAAGCGTTCAAGGCAATCCTCGCGGTCGCGGGCGTGAACATAACATGCGGCGCGGTAACGAAACAGTGCATCTCCGGAGCGGTCGACCGAAAGCTCGCGCAAAAGCTTCACCAGTCGCTCCCCGAGCTCGCCACACAGGCAGACATGCTCGATGAGGATTACGCCGCGATGAATTTCGAGCTGAATAAAAGCAAGGTGACTCTCCACGGAGAGCAACTCGTCATTGTCGCGGCCGAGGTCGACGACTTTGATCCGATCACGCACATGCTGTTCAAAGCCGATCACTAATGCCGGCTCCGACTCTCAAAGATTTCCTCGCCTTCGAGTTTGCGCTCGAGACTGCATGGAAAACCGTTCTCGATGCCGTCGATGCGACGTTAAACGCACAGGTCGAATTTTCAGACGGCGAGATCAAGTATCCACTGACGACACTGCAGCTCCGCGGCGCAAAGCGCACCACCCACAAGCACCGCTACAACGGCAAAGATTACTGGGACGAGTGGTCAGGCCTGTTCGTGTTTGGATTCGAAACCGTGCGCGGCGAAAACTCGGACCAACAAGCGACCATGATCGGCAGCGTCCGGACGATCGCGCAGGAAGCCCCTGCGCTAATCGATCGCAACGTAGCGCCCTGGCACGTCTTCAGTCTTTTCACCGAAAACAGTATGAGCCGCGGCGTGGATCCGGAAACACGCATCGACCGCAGCGAGCTTGCATTCGACGCCCGCTGGAGCATTCGCACCGACGCCTGGGACGCGCTCGTTGTTTGACAGCTCAACTCACCTGCAATGAGTTCTCAGGTTTTCTCGTTCGCTTCTTCGAAGCCGATCGCGACGCAGCCAAATGCGGCCGGTGAAAAACTGATCGCGCGTAGCTCGAACGCGGCCGACACCGGCAACCTTTCGACGATCGGCATAGTCGGCAGCGCCGCCTCAAGTGAAACCAACGCCCTCCTGGGCAAACGCGAGATTGAAACGACCGCGTTATTCAAAAGCCTCACCAAAGCAGGCCTCAGCGCCGCGCAGGCGGGCACGGTAACCGTTTATGGGCAGGGCACCGCCGGCACCGCGCAAATCCGCGTCGAGAACAATCCTGCTGACGGCGACACCCTGACGATCGGACTCGCCGGTTTCACGCAAGTCTACCGTTTCAAAACCACGACTGCGCAAGCGTTCGATGTGAAAATCGGCGCAAACGCGGCCGCGACAGCAGCCAATCTCAAGAAGGCGATCAACGCGGACGGCGCCGGCGACGGCTCCGATTATCACACCGGAACCACAGCGCATCCGCATCTGAGCGGAGCGATTTCCGGCAGCTACGTCAATATCACGGACCGCATCGCGATCGCGCGCCAGCTCGCTTGGAGTTTCGCCCAGAGCGCTTCCAATTTCAGTCTGCCGACCACGCTCGCGGGAGCTGTGACCGGCGCGTTGCTCGCCACGCTGACTGCCGGCTCGACCGAGCAGTACAAAACTTTCAAGTCCGCCACCGAGGATCTGGCGACCAAAACTGTCCCCGGTTTGTTTACCGGCACCTCGAAACCGGTCTTCGTCGGCGGAAAAGTTTGCGCGCTCCGCTTCAAGGCGGAGAACGTCGGCAGCGGGATTGCGGTCAATTATCAGACCAGCACCGACCAAATCAACTGGTCGAATGGAGCGAGTTCCATTTCGAACCTCGATGACAATTCTGTGGCCACTCCGCTCGTCGTAAAACCGAGCGAGCAAAATATCGAATTCATTCGGCTCAACATCACGACCAACGCGAACACTGCGGATGCCGCGGTCGACGCGCGCGTGATCTCTTAGCCGTGTTGACACCCGGGAAATAACACCATGCCAGATCCCGAAGGCGTACATTCCGACGGTTCGCTGCAGTTCGGCAGCCAGGACGTCACAATCAACACGCCGGACGGTCCAGTCGTCTTTGTTGCCGAAGACATCGAATACGAGCAACCGACCAAGCCGCTTACCCGACCGAACAGGTACGGCAAGGCTGAGGCTGAAGTGCTGATCGATGAAATCGGCACTGGCTCGATGACGCTCCAGCTCCCCGCTGCATCCACAAAGGCTCCTCTGCGTGGCGCACCCTTCACTCTCATCGACGTCGGCGGCGTCGAATTCCCCATGAAAATTTCCAAAGTCGGCCGCTCCTGGAAGATCGAAGACCTCATCAAACTCAAGGTCGAGATCCGCGATCTGCTCAATCCGACCTAAGAACTGACATCACGCCATCGGGCGTGCTGCATTCGCAAATCCCAGGTTATAATCGCGCCTATAATCGCGGCGCGCGGCTCGAGGAATCCTGGCGAGAGCTACCGTTTCTCGGCGATCGTGTTACTGAAAAGATCCGCAGCCTCGAAGTGCGGCTGATCACGCTGCGCATGTTTCTGCAGCTTTGCCGCGCGCGCTCGCGCTTCCTTTGCGGCGGTACAATCCGGCCGCAGGACGTTACTCTTTTTCTCTGGCGAATTTCACCATCCTATTCGCCCGGTGACAAGTCCGCCCGGCTGTCAATTGCTCAGAAAGTCGCCAGCGATTGGCCTGACGCAAAATGTTGGAAACGCGCGATCGACCGCTACCTCGACCGCATGTTCCTGGATAAGCCGCCGACGAGCGGCGGGAAATCCGAGTCCGACGCCTGCTTCGCCGCAGCAATGATTCACGAGATCGCGTCTGCCTACGGATGGGACGCGGACAGCATCCTCGATACTCCGATGCCGGCGCTGTTTCAGTACGTCCGCCAAATCCAGCGCGACCGCATGTCCAAATACGGCAAAGACCTACCTCGATTTAATCCGCTGCGCTCGCGCTTTACTAAGAAGGTCGTCGACCGCCACAGAAAGAAGAATGCGACTCCGGATCAAAGTAAAAAAGCTTGACCGCGGGCAACTAAAAATCCGCGCGATCGGGAAAGTGCTGCAGCGGCCGCTCACCGATATTGTTGTCTCGGAAGCGCGCGGCACGGCGCTTTCGTTTTCGCGAAGCGCGGTTCCATACGGGACGGGGGCCGAAGCGCGCGACATGGGGCGAAAGGCCGTCGCGCGCGATATAGCGAAGGTGTACCGCACGCCTGGCCGCGCTTACGAAACGATCTCGCCGCATAAGTGGCAAGTCTTGTTCTGGAAGGCTTACAAAGCCGGAGAGTACGATGTTTGCCAAGCCATTCTCAACGTGCATGGGAATGCGTTAAAAGGAACGCCGTTCGGATCGTTCGACGGCGGCGCATTGCATAAAGCTGCGCGCAGTCTCAGCTCCGGTCGCGTTTATTCCGAACGCGCGCGGCTCGTCGTTACTGATCCGCGTCGGCTGGCCGCTTACACAGGGAAGCGTCAAGACAACGTCGGATTCAGCAAAGGAGTGTGGGCCGACGTCGCACGCCAACTCGGCAGCATTCGTGGGCTGAGATCTCGTTTGCCGAGCGGCGCTCCCGACATCACAGCTAACTGGATCACGCGCCAGGCGCACGGCATCGGTCAAGTGCGTTTCGATTTTTCTACCAGCTCGAATCCGCGCGTCATTATTACCAGCCCGCTTCCGTGGTCGTCGCGCGTCCTTGCGCCGGCGGCGATGAGCCGCGCGCTCGCCATTGCCCACGAGCGCATGCTCAAACAATTGCAGATCGCAGTCCGCGAAGAAACCCGCTCACTCCGGCGAGCGGCTTAGCGCAGAACTTTCTGCGCTTCCTCGATCGCTTGGGTTTGCCGATCGTGGGCCCGCTTTGTCTCGAGAACCACTCCGATGATGAGTGCGGCTGACAAGATCGCGCCCAGGATCACGTAGAACAGTTGCCGCGCGCTCATTAAACCGAAGGGCGCCGATCATAGCTCTTTGACTGCGGAGCATCCAGCACAAAATGTCGGACGTCTCCGTTTCACTCGATCTCGATGCACATCAGATGTACCGGGATCTGCAGACCGCCACTGGCCGTTTCCAGCGCGCGGCGCAACAAATCGAACAGAGCGGCAACCGCGCTGGCGCCGGCACTGAAAGCATCCTGCGCGGTGAACGCCGCGTCGTGACCGGCGTCCGTGGTTTGAGCAGCGTGATGCTTTCTGGCGGCGACGCAGCGAGTTACCTGGCCGGCGGCCTCGAAGCGGTCCACCGCATTTTCCGGATAGGGTTAGGCGCCAGTGCCGGCATCATCGCAATCGTCGTCTCGATCGTGAAAGGCGTCGCCGCGATCGGCGAGATGAAGAAGGCGACGACGGAGGCACGCACCGAGCTCGCCAAACCGATGGGTGCCAGCTTCGACGATTTGAAGCGTCAGATCGATGACGCCGATAAGGCGATCGACAAGCTGCGCAAATCGCGCGAAGGACTTGGGGCGCGGCTGGCCATCAACGCGGAATCTGTTTTTAACATCGGTCAAACGCCCGTCGCCGACGCGAGCCTGAAAGCCGAGCAAGATTTGCTCGAAGGCATCCTCGCCAGGTCGGCGCGCATCGCCGAGTTGGCCAAAGAAGAACGCGAAGCAAACGAAGTCGCGGCAAATCAGAGCCAGCGCAAAGGCGAGCTGCTCAAGAGCGAGCTCGCTACGAAACAGAAGCTGGCCGAGATCGACGCCAACAAAAATCTCGCGCCTGATGCGCGAGGAGAGCTGCGCCGCAAAGCAATTTCTGAAGGCGAGCTCGCGGCGAACAAGATTAACGACAAGTTCGACGCGCAACAACGCGCCATCGACGAACAGCGCGACGTCCGTTTTATCAAAGGCTACGGCGAAGATGTCGACGTCAATCTGGCACGAAGTAAAAAGGTCGCCGCCGAGCGCGACCGCAACGCGGCGCGCACCGATGAAGAAAGACAAACAGCTCAGGAAAAGGTCGACGCTGCGCAATTCGAGCTGGAAGAAGCGCAGCGCGTCACGGCCGAGAAACGCGCACAACAGGCGCTGGCCATTGCCCAAGCCGATCTCACCAGCGAAGGCGATAAACGCCACGAGGACGCGCTCAAACTGGAAGAAGAATCTTTGCGCGCTCGGCTGCAGACCGCGCGGCCGGACGAAGCGCGCGAGCTGAATGTTGATCTTGCCAAGAATCTGCAGGCGCAACGCGACATCGTGCGGGCCCGGCTTGAAGCGCTTCACGCGGCCGAAGACGACGCCAAGGTACTCGAGCTGCAGGAAGGCCATCATGAACAGATTGCCGAGCTCGTTAAGCTTCAGCTCGATTACGCCGAGAAGATCCGGACGGCCGAAAAGAACAACGACCCTGCGACAGCCGCGTCGTTGCGGCGACAGTCTCAGCTCGCGCTCGCAAGCAAGGCCGACGCGAGCGCGCGTTCGAATCGCGAGCGTGGCCAGCTCAGTCTCGAGGAACTCGCGCAGAGCAATCTGATCGGCGGCAAAGGCGGAGTGAATCCGGCCGTCGCCGCGCGCGAAGCGTTGCGCGAACAGGAGCTCGGACGCCAGGCTGCGCTCCGCGGCGATCTCGCCGGCAGCCTCGAACATCAAAACCGCGCCGACCAAATCAAGCGCGGCATCGACGTCTTGAAAGACAGCGAAAAAAATCTTGGCGGCGAAGAATTCAAAAACGCCCTCGACGGGAGCGACGTCCTGAAAAAGATCGAAGAGAACACCGCTGACGCGGGAAAGAATAAGTGACGGTCAAAAACCTGTCGGCGGCGGGTAACCATTGACGTAAAGTGTGGGATCGTAGTTCGCCGGATCGTCGGGATCGTCGGGATTGTATGGGGGTGGCTCGTAGCCGGGAAGGAATGAAAATTTTTTTACTTTGAGTCTGTTGCTGTATCGGAGATCGCTCTCCTGGCTGACATCGATCGGTGCGCTTACGATGATGTTGCAGGGCGCGTCCGGGTTATTTGGGTCGCCAGTGTTTGGATCCGTTCCATAAATACCAATGGGTTTGCTCTGGTACGGCGGCGCCCCAGCCCACACGTAAGGATCGAGATCCACTCTTACGTAATCGACTCCGGTATCCAAGATGCGCTCCGAGAGTCTATAAAGCCAGAGCTTCAAATAACCGCTCGCGGTCGGATCATGCAGAATCCGCCAGTCGGGGACGATCTCGTTCGACAGTGCGATCGAAATAATATTTTGTCGGCCGGTTGGCGGCGGATCGCTCTGCTGATAATCAAGCGAGCACACTTGCCCATCGCATGAGTAGTTCCACTCTTTCCAGCGTCCACTAACGTAATCAACGCGCAGCGTTCGCCAGAAAGTGTCCGGCCGAATCTCATTTGACCACGTGCTCGGCCCTCCACCTGTAGGCCCGAAATCCGCCGATTGGTAGAAGCGCCTATCGTGCATGAGCGAGGGCAGGTATTCATTGCCTCCGCCGCCTTGCGATGGCGAAATGTATTCACCGAATGTAAAGGCGCAGAGCGGGACGCGATGCTCTACCTTGTAAAACGAAATGATATCGTCAGAGTCGGGATCCACTTGTTGCGGTAGCGGATGCCCATCCTCAAGCTGAGTGACCAAATCCGGCGGTCTATCGCAGCAATGTGGCATCGCTCAGTTCGAGTACTCGAAGGTGTAATTCGCCGGATATGAGAACCAATCCCGGCAGCTCGTGATCGGGCCGTAGCCGGCGTTGAAAACGTGAAGGGCGCCCTCTCCATCCGTGTAGAAGCTGCCAATCTGAACCCTGAAATCGTCAGGTGGATCGTTTGCCGGAACGCTTGCGCCAACCGCGATGCTGCGGCCCGTTGTCGCGCCGTACTCATCTTTCGTGATCTCGCCATACACGTAGCCGGAGCCACTGACCTCCAGGACATAGGGCGGATCATCGCCTAAGTTGAAGCCGTCCGGCTCTACGCCATCGAGCAAACTGTAAACGACGCGAATGTGTGTATCGTCGATCTTCACCAGCTCGAACGGCCTCAGCTGCTGTTGCGTGTCGCTCGATTTTCGAAGGTGCAGGTCGAGAACGGCGTTCTTGTCCGACCAGAGGAATCTGCCGGCGGCTTTGCTTTTCGCGCCGCCTGGCTGGTCATCGGGAACGTCATACGAGATGTTGACTTTGCCGTTGCGAAGCGCGTTCAGGAAGTCGACGCAGTCCTTGACCGTGCGCCAGAGCTGATTGACCGGCTCGCCTTCCGCCGGCGCTTTGATCTCGTCAGCCATTCGTTAGGCTCCGAGCTCGCGACAGATAATGAACCGCTGCTGGCGCTCGTAGATGTTGCCTTTCCAGAGGCGAAGGATCGCGTCCTCGGCCAGGATCGGGTCGTTCGGATTGAGAAAACCCCAACCGTAAAGAAACGCGATGATGCTGCCGTCCCCGAAGGCGATCGACACCGCGCGCGGCGCATTCGGCAATTCAATCGACGATGGATCGGTGGTGTGAAAATAATCGTACTGCACGTAGCTCTGCGTGGTGAGCGCGTTTTCCGAGATCGTTTTCGCCGCGCCGCTCACCAGGCCGACGTTCTGGTACGAGTAAACGTAGCTGCCGCGGCCTCCGATGCGGCTATCCGGCACCAGGGCAAACTCGCGCTCGAAGCTGATGATCCCGCCGCCGATATCCTTGAAATTGTAATCCATCCCGGTGGCGAAGCCGCCGTAGGGGCCGGTCTCATCGATCACCGGATCGGTGTAACTCTCCTGCGCCTGCCAGTACGGCACCCGGTAAACGTAATTCTTCGGGTCTTCCGGGAACGGTTTCTCGAAGATCGGCAGCCCCACCTCGGACGGCTCAGAGAAATCGCCGTCATAAACTACTCCCGGTACGCTTGGCATCGCGCCCGTGCGCGCGCAGTCAAACCGGGCAGACTTTTTCGCGTAGAGATCATACGGCCCGAAGATCGTTCCCGTGATGATCTTTGACAGCCGACGCCTTCATTCGCCAGCTCGCCGGCGTTTTGACACTCCGCCTTCGACTGCATGGTCGTTTCACCAGCCAACTATGACCGGCTCAAGATTTTTTCCGGTGACACTTTTGAGCTCGCGCTCATCTGGGCGGACGAGGACGGTGCCGCTTTCGACCTAAGCTCGCACGCCGCGACGCTGCGATTCTTGGACAACTCCGGCGCGACGATCAAGACACTCACCAGCCCGACACAGATTGTTCTCACTGGCACGACGATCGACAGCACGACCTTCAACATCTATTGCCGCATTGCAGCGGCGGACACTCCGGATTACGCGACTGCGACAACTTTTCTGCTCGAGATCACCGAGCCCGATGGCGTCACGATCAACCGGCTGCTAAAAGGCCCGGTCGCTTTCGAGAAATAAGACGATGATCACCGTTCTCAAAAAAACGGTCGTCGTCGAGCCCCTCGAGAAACCGACACAGCTCAAGCTGCTGACCGTCGCGCAACCGACCGTTATCGAACGATTCATCACCGGTCCACAGGGCCCGGCCGGCGCGGGCGGTGCGGACGGCAAAGATGAGGCAGTTGTCGATCTAAATGCCGCCGAAGACCTGGCTCAGTTTGCCGTCGTCACGATTGATGGGGCGTTGGCAGATTCCTCTAACTCGCAGCATTTCGGCCGCGTGCTCGGGCTAACGCAGGCCGCGATCGTAGCGGGGTTCACCGGCAAAGTCACGCTCGAGGGCGCGCTCACAAATCCGCTCTGGACTTGGTCGCCGGGTCAAAAACTTTTCCTCAACGGTACGATGCTCTCGACGTCGCCGCCGACGACAGGATTCGCACAGATGGTCGCGGTTGCGAAGACCGCAGATACGATCGTCGTGCGGCTCGGCACGCCCGTTTTGCTTTGACACGCCCTGACCGCAATATATGGCAGCTCGCAAACCTCTTGTTCTCGTCGGCGGCGAAATCCAGCAGATTCAAAGCGGCGACACTCTCAACGCCGTCGTTTCGGAAGTCGACGTTGTAACTCTCACTAATGGAGATTCCGGTGCGCACGCGATCGGCGACGTCGTTTATATCTCCGCGGCCGATACTGGCAAGAAAGCGAAGGCCGACGCTTCTGGAACCAAGGACGCAGTTGCCCTCGCAACTGGGGCGATCTCCAATGGAGTGACCGGCAGCTATCAAACGAGCGGCGTACTGGCCGGATTGAGCGGCCTAACCGCAGGCGCTGTTTACTATCTCTCCGCGGCAACCGCCGGCGCAATGACAACGACCGCTCCGTCCTCTGCCGGCCAATATGTCGTGCGGATCGGCATCGCGATTTCCACCACCGAGCTCATGATCGACATCGAGCGACCGATCCTTCTCTAAGGCCGCAGCGGGCCGTCGACGATGAATAACGGCAGACAGAGACGCGGCGGGCGATTCGCGCTGCGTTACGAGACAGTCGCCAACGGCGAGTTTCTGCAGGCGCTCGACGTGCTGAGCGCCGAGACCGATCTGCCAGTGAAAGAACGCTATGCGCTCGCGCGTACGCGGCGTGATGTGGCGCAAGCAATGGGAGATTTTGGCAAACTTCGCGCCGAACTCGTGAAGAAATACGGTAAGCCTGAGCGCGAAGTGCGCGAACGCCAGCTCGCCAAAGCAAAGAAAGAAAAGAACGCCCCTCTCATTACGGCGCTGCAGGCGCGTCTCGAGACGGTCCTACCCGACAGTTACATCATCGAGGATGGAAACGAATCGGCGGTAGAAGGGTGGAAGAAAGAGCTGGCCGAGCTCAACGCAACGAAGTTCGAAATTTTTCTGGATCACAAAATCACCTTGCCGGAGGCAGCAACGATTTCCGGCAAAGACATCGCCGCGCTTATCGACATTATCGCCGAGCCGGCCTAACTAGATATGGCCGATCGGAAACCGCTCGTACTTGTCTCGGGCGAGCAGCAGCAGATCGCTGATGCCGATCGGCTGAATTTGCCTGGCGGTGTAGTCATCGGCACCTCGGCGGTGAGTCTTGCCGGCAATCTCACCACTTCCGGAGCATTCGCGATCACGCTCACGGCGACCGCTACCACTAGCCTTAACCTGCCGACAAGCGGCACGCTCGCGACACTGGCAGGCTCAGAAACGTTCAGCAATAAAACGTTCCTGAGCAACATCAAGCTGACCAGCTCGCTCGATTTCACGAGGATTTACAGCGACGACAGCCAGATCGACATCCTTACCCACAATGATTTTCCGCTTACCTTCACTCAGAATGATGGCGCTGGAATTCGATTCGACCTGACCAACACGACGGCGTCGGCGCTCGGCGTGTCGTTCAACATTGCAACGACACTGGCGAGCGCGACAAGTCTTGTTCTGGATGACGTCGTTATTTCCGCGCAGACCACGACCATCACCGGCACGACCCAGATTACAACCGCAAAGGGTTTCAACAAATTCTCGATCTATAAGCCGACCTACACCGATAGCTCGGCCGTGACGATCAATCAGGGCGCGACTGTCTACATCGAAGGCGCGCCGGTCGCGTCCGGTTCCGTCACGCTGACCAATGCTTACGCTCTGTGGGTGGATAGCGGTATGACGCGGCTCGACGGCAACGTCACGTTCAACCAAGGTGCCAATGGCGACACGGTACTAACTGCAACGCGGGCGACCGATTCTTCTCCGACGGGAAATTTCATTGATTTCAAAAACGCCGCCGGCGGCAGCCTATTCACGATTGGGATCAACGGACGCATCTCGAATGGCGCTTTCGCCAACGGAGTGACCGTTTTCGCAGGGTGGACCGGAATGAACACGGTAGCGGCTCCTGGCACTCCGAACTCAGGGTTAGAGCGACTTTACTGTGATTCCACCGATCTGCGTTTTCACGATAAGAATGAGAACGGAACGATAGGAACGACCGTCGTAGCTGACACCGGCGCGTCGAATCAATTCCTCACTGCCATCTCGGCGGCCGGCGTCATCAGCAAGGCACAGCCGGCTTTCAACAATCTAAGCGGCGCTATCGCGGAAAGTCAGTTTGCCGCGCCGGCCGTGACGAGCGTGCCCGGTAATACCGGGGGATGGAAAGTTTATTCTGTCACGAGCTCGGACGCGACCACAACAGGTCAATCGCTCGTGGATGTCACTGGCCTGGTCACCGATACCCTCTCGGTGAGCTCCAGCTATGAGTTTGAAGCGATCCTTTATTGCACCACCAGCAATGTTACGACCGGAACAAAATACGGCGTGCACGTCTCAGTCGCGCCGACTCGCATCGCCGCCAATTACATCGGCGCTACTACCGTCTCGAGTAACCTTCAAACCATGCAGGGCAGCGGCACGAATGCCGACGCAATCGCGAGCGCTGCATTTCTGACCACAGCCAGCGAAGAAGGCGTCATCCAGATTCGAGGATTTTTTACGACGGCCGGCAGTGGCTCACCGGTATTCTCGATCCAGCATCTGAAAGTGACGAGCGGAACCAGCACCGTCAAAGTCGGATCTAACTTAAAAATCCGGAAACTGTAAACCGCGGTCGTTTTGACATCGCGCGAAATGCGTGAGCGCGCACGCGAAAATTACAGCCAAGATTGACAACGCGTTCACTCGCGTCGCGCGCATTTTCCTACTCGGCTTCATTGCTGCGCTTGAGCTGCAGTGCACCGCGCCACCGGCTTGCGACCGCGCCGATTTCTTCGCCGGCGCAGTTGGCAAAAGGATGCGCAATGACTGCGCGATTGTCGCAACCGAAGCTGCCGCGCGCCTGCAGCGCACCGGGTGCTGGACTCGAATCCTGACAATCAATTACGTCGACCGCTCCGATCCGAGGCAGATCCAACGCTGTCACGCGATGACGGTGTGGCAGCCCAGGGCCGCGGCAAAAATCTACATCTACGACCAGGCGCTCATCGACGCCACAGCGGAGCTGAACACGGAAAGCCACGATGCGACAACGATCGGGCAGATTTTCGCAGCTCGATGGAATCTTACCTTCATCGGCGCGCGTTTTGTCCAATGACGGCAGTCGAAGCCAGCGTGAGCAAACTTCTCGCCGCCAAAGTTCTTCCCACTGCGAGCACCGCTTTACTCACCTTTACCGCAAGCGAAGCGACGCTGAAAAATCTGCCCATTGCGCTGTTCATCTCCGCGATTTGCTCGGCCGTAGTGGCGTACATTTCGACCCGCCCGCGCATGATCAAGGCACAGTCCGACGCGCACGCTTCCGCGACGGCGGAGTGGGCCAGGCTTCTGCAGCAAGCAAATGACCATCACGCGCACGACGTCGCGCGCCTGGAAAAGATCGTCGATCGCCAAAAAGTCGAATTGATCCTGACCCGCATTTCCAAACACAACGCGCTCGACGCCTATGGCGCGGCCTGTCTCCACATTCAGAACGTCGAGGAGTTGGCCAAGGCGGCCGGTTTCGCCGTGCCCAAATACGTCCCACGCCGCATCACTGAAATCACCGAGGCCGAAGATCGACATATGCTGGCCATCTCCCAGCATCTCGGACCCGAGTAGTGTTTTTGACATCGGCGCACCGCTCGATGCGCTTCGCTCTTCTCGCTGTAGCCACGGCGCTGTGCGCCGTCAGTTGCTCATCGCCCGATGCTCCATCACTCCATTACTCCGCGCCGTCGGCCGCGCCCGTACGGGAAAAGATTGTATCCGCCCAGGGCCACGCCGCCGCGGCGCAACGCGCGATCGCAAGAGCTCGCGCCGCCGATGATCCGGCGCAATTACAACTCGCGCTCGCCGATGCCAATCGCGAGATCGACCAGCTCACTTTAGATTTGCTCAACGCCCAGGATCGCGTCACTGAGCTGGAAAACCAGGCAAAGCTCATCACCGACGCCGCTAATACCGCCGCGACCGAAAAGAACGAAGCGATCGCGCGCGCCGATAAAGCCGACGCCAAAGCAAAAAATGTCGCCCGCCAAAGAAACCGGCTCGTGATTTTCGACTTGGCACTGCTCGCGTGGATTCTGCGCAAACCAATCGCCAGCGGCGCCGGGTTTATCGCCCGCAAGTTCGTTGGCATTCCTTTCTGAAAATGAAAAAGGCACACTACGTCTATAGGAGCGCGGTGACCGGCCGCTTTGTTTCCGAGCGTTACGCAAAGAAACATCCGCGCACAACTGTTCGCGCGCGGATTGCTGCGAAAAGCCGTTGATGACCGCGTGGATCGCGCGAATGCTCAGTGAAGGCGACGGCTCGCCGTCGACTAAGCGCGTCCTTTTCTCGGTCGCGGTAGCCGCGGCGATCGCGTTCTGCGTTTACGACATCGTGATTCACCGCGGGCTCACGCCGATGTCGGTCCAGCTCGCGACCGCAACGCTCGTCGCAACTGGCGGCTCATTTGCTGTGAGCCGCTTTGCCGAAAGCATCGAGCCGACTCAAAAACCGCCTCAATGAAAGTACACATCACGTCGCATCGGATCGGTCGGAGTGTATTCGCGGGCGGGTTGCCTGGGTTGAAAGGCCGCCTCGATTTCTTCGGTCGAGTGTGCGCGCGTTTGACAGCCCCGCGCCGGCGTGGACAGCCGCCAGCGGTATTCGACGAAGTTCCTGCGAGCGATCGCATTCATTCTCCCTCATGAGGAGAGCTTCGCGCGCGGTCACTGGGGCGATGAGAATTTCGTTGTCGCTGAGAACGTTTCCGGAGATAGCGGCGGCTGGACTAAGTACGGCATCGACGCCAGCTCGCATCCCGGGGTCGACATTCAAAATCTGACGCGCGACCAGGCCATCGAAATTTACTGGCAAGAGTGGTGCAAATACCGAATCGAAGAACTGCCTGAGAAGATCGCGATCTCGCAGTTCGATGTGCGCGTTAATGGCGGCTATGCCGTGAAGTGGCTCCAGCGCGCTCTGAACGGAGTGTGTGGCGCCCGCCTCGACGTCGATGGCGTCATGGGCCCTGCGACCCTGGCCGCCGCGAGCAGGTGCGATCAAGATGCTGTCGTGCGCTATTTCATCCAGGAGCGCGACGCGCGCTTTGAATCGATCGCAACCGGCCCGCGCGCGAAGTTTCTCGCAGGATGGAAAGCGCGCGACCGGGATCTCGAACGCTTTCTTAGTCTGACATAGGAGGGGCGGGTTTAAATCCCGCTCCCGCTTACGCCCGAAACTCAAGCGGTAGATGCAGCGGAACAATCTTGCCCGACGCCGGCGGCAGCAGTCCGAAGAATTCGATGGCATCGTCCTCTGGCTTTGGATCATTGTAATCCTCGCGCACCTTCCTAGGGCTGTTGCCCATTTCGAAGGCGACCTGCTCGTAGCTTTTGACGATGGCGAGTCTGTAGGTTCCGAAGCTGTGACGGTTCGCGTTATCTTTGCGCGGCAGTCCCGTCATCTTACGAAGCCGGACCATTCCCTCGCTGTGCTTGTTCTCGATCGTTTTGAAGTTGCCCGGGTACAACGGGCCAACCCTGTCGCGATACGGCGCAAGCCAAGCCGCGAGGTTTTCACTTATGGGAACGAGGCGGTCGACGCGCACTTTGCGCGCAACTTTTCTCGTGACAGCGATCATCGGCGCCGGCTGGCCGTGCCGATCGCGCACGTCCCATTTGAACGCGCTCAAATCCAGTCGCCAGATTTCGCTGCGCCGTAAACCGGCGAAGAGTCCGATCGCTTCACATGGAATCCAGAACGGGTCCACCGTTTCGAGTAGCAGCCGCGCTTCGGCCGGCGTCCAGGTCGAGACGTCGTGACCTGGCTTGATCTTTTTGATCTTCTCCGCGGCCGAGCGTTTCTCTTCCGGAAGATAGCCGCGGCGCCGTGCGAAACGGGACAACTCCACGATTGCATCGCGCACATTGTCGCGCCGGCGCGGCGCTACGTGCGCGGCGACCTCGCGGAGATACCCGACGATGTCGCGATCTCCGACGGCTTCGAGCCTCGGATATCTGGATGTGAACTTCCGGAGATCGCGCCCGAGCCCGCCAATGTGTCGATCGCTCCGGCCGAGATCGCGCAGCTCGGCGAGCAACTCATCCAGGATCGCGGCCGCCGGCGGGATCTCGTCCCGCGTGAGCATCGCCGCGAATCCGTTCAGGGCCTTCCCTATGGCAACGCGCATGAAGTCCCGATTGTCTTATATCCGATATTTTCTGACAATATTTTTTATTTGACAGCCTTTTGCGCCCGGCCATAGGCTCGCTTTCCCGATGGCATCTCCTGAAACCGAGCAGGTCGAAGAGACAACGACGATCACCGTCAGCAGTATTCCAACTTGGCTCGTCACCGCTATCGACGAGCAAGCTCCGAAGGAGAACAGGAACAGGAGCGGGTTGATCGTTAACCGGCTGCGCGAAATCTTCAAAAGCGCGGAGCCAAAGAAGGGAGTTCGTCGGTGATAACGGCCGTTCGCGGGTTGACCGACAAAATGGGTCACGGCGTGCTGCACATTTTCGCCGATGGGCGATGCGTGAACACTGTCACCGGCAAGCCTGAAACGCTGCTAGAACTTTTCGGCAGCCAGTACGAAATCGTGACGTTCGGAGTGTGCCGCGTGTGCGGTTGCACCGACGATAATTGTCGATCTTGCCGCGAACGGACCGGCGAGCCGTGTTCCTGGGCGGATGCCGAGCACACACTTTGCAGCGCGTGCGCCGCGCAAAAGGAGGCCGACGACGAATGATTGCTGCTTTCCTTTTCGCTGCGGCGCTGGCGTCGGCCATCAAAACTTGGCGAGAGTGGCGATTCTTTAGAGAGCGTTGCCGCCGCGCGAAACTCGCCAGCTTCGATGGGAGGCTCGTAAGGTTGTGAGGCGTTTATCTCCGCACGTTCGCCGGCTGATAAGCCTGCGAAAACTCTGCGACGATCGGACGCCCGAGCAGCGCCGCCGCGCGATTGTTATTTACGATGTCGCGTTTGCGCTGTGGCAGGAGTGGCACGCCGAAGCGGTGCGAGCACATAACATCCGCACTCTGCGCGCGGCGGTGGAAAGGAAAGCTGCGTGATGCAACACAGCGTCCTGCAACGAGTGACACCGACGCGGCGTCGGCTGCGGTTTCGCTTGAGCTGGCGCAGATGTGCCGGGATCGTTTATTTCGCGGCGCTGGTTTATCTGCTTGGACTTTGGCGGGGCTCGTGGGCGTTAGCCGGCACACTTTGCCTTGTTGGCCTGTGGAAGTTGTGGAGCCGTAAACTCGAATCGAAAAAGTGCGCGTTTGAAGCGTGGTTCAGCCGCGTCGCGACCATTGGCCGTCAGTACGACATCTATCCGACGGGGGACGAGGAAGTTGTTTGGCGGAATCGCTTTCGTGCGGGATTCACTCCGGAGCAAGCGGTCGAGCTTGAGAAGTCCTGGAAAATCTACCGGACATGAAACGCCGCTATTTCATCGGGGCCAAGTCTCACGACGATTCGATTGTCGTCGCCGGCGTCGTTACTGCCGAGAGCTTCGATGAAGCGCTCGACAAGCTGCGAACGCGCGCGGCCGCTGAAATCGGAGAGGGCAAGTTCCGAGTCACTGCTGTTAGCGAGCAACCGCAATGAAGGCACCAACGACAATGCCCGAGGCGATCTATCTGTCCGTAAAGTTGTTCTGCGTGACGCTGCTTTGCCTGGCGGCGTTGAACATCGTCACACCGTATCTGCGCTTCTTTTTTGTCGCTGCGTTAAAACACGCGGCCGCGCCTGAGGCTCAACAACAACTGCACGAGGAAAAGTTGTGAGCGAGCTGCACATTTCGCCAACGCTATCGCTGCCGATCGACGCGGTGACGCAGAAGTTTGGCGTCTTGGGGAGGACTGGTTCCGGCAAGAGCTATGCGGCGACGAAAGCCGCAGAGGAAATGCTCGATGCGAAGGCGCAGATCGTCGTGCTAGATCCGGTTGGCGTGTGGTGGGGATTGCGCGTCTCGAAGAATGGTAAAAACGAAGCCTTCAAAATCCCCGTCCTCGGCGGAATGCACGGCGACATACCGCTCGAGCCCGGCGCCGGCGCACTGATCGCCGATCTGATTGTCGATCGAGAAATTTCGGCGGTTGTCGATGTCTCCGGATTTTTACTGAGCGATCAGCGGCGGTTTGCGACCGACTTCGCCATGCAGTTGTTCCACCGAAAGAAGTCGCACAGGTCTGCGCTGCATCTATTCGTCGAGGAAGCGCAGGAGTTTGTGCCGCAGCACGTGCGCGGCGACGTGGCGAAGATGGTCGGCGCGTACGAGCGCCTGCTAAAGCTCGGCCGCAACTTCGGAATCGGCGCGACGCTGATCTCGCAGCGGCCGCAAAGCGTGAACAAAGACGTGCTGAATCAGACCGAGTGCCTGCTCGCGTTTCAGATGACCGGGCCCCAGGAGCGCAAAGCTATCGCCGGTTGGATCGCGGAGAAAGGTCTGGACGCCGACATCGTGAACGAGCTTCCGAAGCTCAAGGTCGGCGAGTGCTACATCTGGAGCCCGCAATGGCTGGAGATCAGCGAGAAGATCAAGATCGCTCCGAAGAACACCGCGGATGTGAGCTCGACGCCAAAGCCAGGCGTGAAACCTATCGAGCCGAAGCAACTGTCGCAGATCGAGCTTGAGAATTTGTCTGACAAAATGCTCGCTACAATCGAGCGCGCGAAAGCCGACGATCCAAAGGAGTTGCGCAGAAAGATCGCCGAGTTGGACCGCGAGCGGCGCGAAATGCTTGTGCATCTCGACAAAAACAGCTCGCAAAAAGTTGAGATCAAGACGGTCGAAAAGCCTGTGCTCAAGGATGGCCAGCTCGCCCGCGCAGAGAAGATTGTCGATCGACTGGAGAAATTTCGCGATCAGTTCGCCGGCGAGCTCGACGACGCGCTCAAGCCGATTAACGAGGCTCTCATTCGGTTACGCGAGCACGATCCAGCAGTGCGGCCCCTCTTTGATTCTCGCGGCCAGCACGTCGCAAATGTTCACCGACAGGTAAAGCCTGCCCAAATCCAGCGGCCGCCGCCGGCGCGACAGGTAAAGCCTGCCCAAATCCAGCGGCCGCCGCCGGCGCGACAGGTAAACCCCGCCCAAGTTGGCGACGGTGATTTCAAGATTTCCGCGACGCAGCAGCGCATCCTGGATGCGTTGGCTTGGCTGGAATCAATCGGGAATCCTACGCCGACAACTTTGCAGGTCGGCGCGATCGCGCTGATCGACGCGACAGGCGGGCATTTTTCGAACACGGTCGGGCCGCTCTCCACCAATGGTTTGGTGGTTAGAGGCAATGGCGTGCTCTCGCTGACCGACGAAGGCCGGAAGTTCGCCCGGATGCCTGAGAAAGTTTCGTCGCTCGCTGACTATCACGAAATGTTGCGGCAGCGCGTCCGGCGCGCGCGATCGGCCGGCGGCAAGACCGTGGAAATGCTCGACGTCATCATCGAGAAAGGCGGCGCGGAACTGACTGCCGAAGAAATTGGCGCGGCCGTGAACATCGATCACACCGGCGGGCATTTTAGCAACACGATCGGGCCGCTCGGTACGCTCGGACTAATTCAGCGATCACACGGCGTGATTAGGCCGACTGAAATAATTTTCCCGCCTGGGCTGATATGAAGTCGCCCCCAAAAAAGAGAGGGGCGCCGGTCCTTGGAAGAACTAACAGCGCCCGACTCCAACCCCGATGCGCTTCTCCTGCGCGCCCGACTAATAGCACGCGCCAGGCTGCTCGTCGTGCGGATTACGCAGAGTCGATTCGCAAATGGAACGAATTCGGCGAGCGCTGCGAGCGAGGACGAGCAAAGCGGCGCGAGATCATGAAGCCCGTTACCAAGCTCGAAATGGCGCTCGATGGAGTAAACCATTTTCGCGCACGCCAACAGGAGCGCGTCGCCAAAGCTGCAGCGGTGTTCGCACTGCCTCGCAAATGAACAACTGGATCGAAGAGAGACCTGGCCAGTTTCTGCGCGAGCAAGCGGAGAAGCCGAACGAGTTTGCGCTACGCATCGGTATCGACGCGGGAACGTTCAGCAGGAAAGTGAAGCGGCCTGATTGTCCGCAGAACTTCGAGTGCACCGAGGGCGCAACCGGCCGAATCATTTCGCTTCGCGCCAGCAAAGAGCTTGAGCATTTCATGCGGACTGATCCGCGGAGCACCGCGCAATGATCGCCATTTCTAAAAGCGCGCTGTGGAAGAAGCGGCTCGGCGATTCGGGCCGCGGATGGGCT